AGGGCGAATTCAATAACATCGACTTGGTCACGGCGCGCGGGAAACACTTCAGCCAGGCCGATGTCGATATGCTGGCCGAGGACGATTACCCTCTTGCCAAGGGTTATTCGGTTTTCTCACTGGACCCAACTTATCGGCTCCTAGGCGGCAAAAACGAAAATGATGCCGGCGTCCTGACTGACCTGCTTAACCGTTTCCTAGCCTTGGGCTTAAGCCTTAAGGCATCTATTTGCCTGCTGCAACACTTCGCCAAGGGCGACGCCAGCCAAAAGGAATCGCTAGACCGCTTCAGCGGCTCAGGTGTCTGGGCACGTTTCCCGGACGCTCTTATGACTTTTACCGATCTGGAAACCGAAAATTGCTTCAGCGTCGAGATCACCTTACGCGATTTCCCACCCGTCGAACCTTTTGCCGTTCGCTGGGAATTTCCCCGCTTCCGCATCGATGCCGAGCTCGACCCCGAAAAACTCAAAGAACGCAAAAGCGGCCGACCTAAACTTTCCAGCGCAAAAAAACTCTGCGTCCTTATTGGCGCAGAGGAACGAATCAGTCACCTCGATCTCTGGAGACGCGCCCAGGAACTTTGCTCGCTCTCAAAAAGCACTTTCGATCGCCGTCTGCGTGAAGCTAAAAATCAAAAACTGCTCTACCTTAGCCCACTCGATGGTATGTACGCATTGAGTCCAGAATACTTACAACGCAATGAAACATGATTTCTAGTGTCAAAAGTGTCAAAAGTGTCAAAAGTGTTTTGACACGGCTAAATGGTCTAGTGTCAAAAACCTCTCTCTCTAAAGAGAGAGGAGAGAGGTTTTGACACTTAACTCGACCGTTTAGGTTGTGACACCTTCTGACACTAGTTCCGGAACATGATTGGAACACGTAGGTATGCCAGGCGGCCGCCCAACAAAACTGACCCCAGCGCTCATCTCAAAAATCGCTGAGCTTTTCTGGCTCGCTTTTACCGATCAGCAAGTTGCCGAGTTCGTTGGTCTTCACGAGCGTACTATTCGCCGTTATCGCGCCGGAGAGTTGTGTCCGCAAATAAAGAAGGAGGAGCTTGCTCGCGAAATGCCGTTTCGCAGAAAGATATGGGAATCCAAAGGTCAATGGTGTGGCGCAGCCTGGATGCTCGAACGCAAATATCCGACTCAATTCGCTAAGCCCGAGATCCAGCTCAGCTTTAATAACTCCTACACCCAGAACAATTTATCTATTCACATCACGAGCGCTGAAGCCAAGGCAATCGAGAAAGAGGCTAACCCGATTCGTGATGCCGTGTCATCAATGTTCCAGAAGTATCGGCCGGCGCTCGGCAACGGCAACGGGCATACAGCTTAATCTATGCCCAGCCCAGGCAACTCAGCACCAAAAAACGGGCTCTTAACGCTCTTGAGCTCTTTAGCCTCCAGCGGTGACAAAGCGATCCAGTTCGGCATTCTAGTGCTGGTCGGCTTGAGCGGCCTCGGCAATTGGGTGGCTACAAACAACAATGGCGGCGAAACCCGGACCCAGGTCAATGTGGCGCGGGAACAGGCTTTCCGGGATCTGCACGAGTTACGTGACGCTCTGGACGATTTCGAAAAGCGGCAGAAAGCGGTCCTGGAGAACCAGCAGCAGATATTGGATAACCAAGGGCGGATCCTGGCCGAAGTTCGGGCAGCGCATAAATGAACCGGCTCTCAATATTGACCGGCGATTGCCGCGAGATCCTGCCGACGTTGCCAGCTGGGAGCGTGCAATGTTGCGTGACATCGCCGCCGTACTGGGGCCTGAGGGATTACGGCACGGCGGAGTGGGAAGGCGGGTCTATCTGGTGCGAGCATTTGGAAGGGGATGGATACCGGCAAGACGGGGGCCGCGTTCAGGTAGACGGATTTCACGGGTCGTCGAAAACTAATCTTGGCGAGAAGTCATATCGCGATGTCTGCCCTAAATGCGGTGCCCGGCGGATCGACTCACAGCTGGGCTTGGAAAGCAGCCCCGAGGAGTACATCACCAACATGGTTGCCGTGTTCCGCGCGGTCTGGCGGGTGCTCAGGGACGACGGGACGCTTTGGGTGAACATGGGGGATAGCTATGCTGGAGGGGCAGGCGGAAGAGGCGATAAGGATCGAGAGATACCACGCTGTGATGGAACATTCGGGAAGCCGAGCCAAAAACACAATGGCGAGCGCATAAGACGCGATCCTGGTGAATTGAAGCCTAAAGACCTCTGCATGATGCCCCCGCGGCTAGCGTTGGCGCTGCAGGCCGATGGCTGGTATTTGCGCAGTGAGATCGTGTGGCACAAGCCCAACCCGATGCCGGAGAGCGTGACCGATCGGCCGACCAAAGCGCATGAGATGATTTATTTGCTCACGAAGAACGGCGGCAAGCCGCTAATTTGGCAGGCACGCGATACCGGCGAATGGTCGTATAACCCGGATCTGTCGGAAGTAATTACGCCAAAAGGGTACTCTAAGATCCCGTCAGGATGGGATACCGGGCCAGGATCGCACACAAAGCTAGACGGTCACTACGATTTAGACCAAGAGGACGCCATTGAAAACGAAACATGGAAGGGAAGCCGATTCGATAAAGGCAAGACAGCAGATCATCAACTGAACCGATCCCAATCAGCGGATAGCCGAGCTAAGGAAGAACCTATTCCCCGCTGGAAAGGCTTCGATTATTTTTACGATGCGGAGGCGATTAGGGAGATTGCTTTACGTCCAGAAGGTGCCGGAAACGTGCAGCGGCAAGAAATTCCGGGCCAACGATTAGGAGACAATTCGAACCTGATAAACGGACTATACAAAGTTGGTCCGAGAGACTTCCGCAACAAGCGCTCGGTCTGGACGATCGTCACCCAACCCTACGCCGAGGCGCATTTTGCCACGTTCCCCGAAGAAATCCCAAAGCTGTGCATCCTGGCCGGGAGTAAGCCAGGCGACACGGTACTCGATCCGTTTGCCGGCAGCGGCACAACCGGCAAAGTTGCGTTCGAGCTCGGCCGTAAAGCGATCTTAATTGAGCTGAATCCGGCTTACATCAAGCTAGCCGAAGAGCGAACCTTTGTAACACCGGGGTTTTTCTAAAAGTGGCTGAGGAATCAAAACCGACCGAGTCCGGTTATTTCTGGTCGTCTATGACCGGCACGGTGATCAACATCGATCATAAGGATGATGGGCTTGAACGGCGTCTGGGCGAAGGGTTGCCGGCAATGAACGAGAAAGCCTGGGCAATGGTTATGAGCCTCTTTAGCGATAGTCCGCGAATATGAAGATGGCCAAAGGTCTCCGTGATAGCCCGCTGCTCTTTGCTCGCACGGTCCTAAAACGTGACCTCTACCGGTGGCAAGCCGAGATCGGTGAGGCAATCGATTTTGGCTCACAATATGAACGTGTACGCATTGCCGTCCGGACACCAAACGGTTCGGGCAAAAGTTCGATTGTGATCCCGTTGGCTATCTGCCGGTGGCTTGATCGTTATCCGAAAAGTAAAGTTGTCCTGACCAGCGCCGACAGTCGCCAGCTTGATAGCCAGCTCATGCGCGCTCTGTTCGAGTATCGTTCGCCGCATCTGGTGCATTGGGAATTTTTACAACGCGAGATCCGTACACCGCAAGGCGGCCAACTGATTGCGTTTACCACCGATGAACCGGCCCGGGTTGAAGGTCATCATGGCACCAAGGGCGCACCGTTACTCATGATTGTGGACGAGGCAAAGAGCATCCCAGCCGAGATTTTCCAGGCAATTGACCGGTGTGGCTACGCCGTGCTTTTGCTGATCAGTTCACCGGGGCTGCGGAGTGGTACGTTCTTTGATTGTTTCAGCCTGAACCGCCAGAACCATATTTGTTTTGAGATTAGCCTGGAGCAATGTCCGCATATCCCGCGGGAGAAGATTGCCGACATGCTGGAGACTTACGGCGAACTTCATCCGCTGGTACGCAGCTCGATCTATGGCGAGTTCATGGATTTAGCGGAGGGCGAATCCTTCGTTGTGCCCTTTGAGCCGTTGCGTAAGATGATCGCCAATCCGCCTGGCGCCCGGATCAGTCGGCACGAGTACGCAGCATTCTGCGATTTTGCTCAAGGGCGTGACGAGAACGTGCTGGCGATCCGGAGTGGGAACAAGTTACTCGATCTGATCGGCTGGCATGACACCAACGCCATATCGATTGTGGGCCGGTTCCTCTTAGAGTTTCGTAAAGCTGGCTTGAGAGCTGAGCAAATCTGGGGCGATTCGGGCGGCCTGGGCTTGCCAATGTGCGATATGCTCCGTGACGCTGGCTGGCCGATTAACCGGTTTAGCTTTGGTGGTAAACCGACCGACGAAGACCACTACGTTTCCCGCGGGGCCGAAGTCTGGCACAGTTTTGCTCAGCGGGTAGCACGCGGTGAGTTGGTTTTACTCAACGACCCGACGCTAGTTGGCCAATTAACGAGCCGGAAAAGCACCTTGGACGCGCGCGGCCGGCTGGGGATCGAGAAGAAGGACGACATGGCGGCGCGCGGCGTTAAATCGCCGGATCGGGCCGATGCGGTGATCGGCGCTTTCAATCACGGGGTCATGAACTTTGCGGCTTACGTGGGGCGCAAGCAGGATCCGTGGGAAAAGCTTGATGAAGCTTATGAGGGCTTTGAACGCAGTAAATTGCGTGATCGAAGCTTAGAACGGCAGTTGGAGGATATGGGTTCGTGGACAGGCGATTAGCGGCCAAGACGAACCCGTGCTGCGGGTACGTGACCGACACCGGGGTAAATCCCTTTGAGCCTCGGTTGGTACCTAGGCCTGGAGATATCGATCTGTGTCTGAACTGCGGAGAGATAATGGTGTACACGAGTTGGAAGAACGATAAGCGGTTGGCGCGGGCGGGCGAGGTGCAAGCGCTTTCGGGTAAAGAGTTTAAGTGGCTTATGCGGATGCGGAAGCGGATAAAGAAGCGAGGGAGGATGCATTAAAGGAGCGAGCGGATGAACATCGGCGACACAATAGCGATGGTGGTTATTGGGTTGGTGGCGCTGATTTGGATTTGGAGGACGGCATGAGCACACCCCAAGAAGCTGAGGACGCGAAGGTAGTCAAGGACCTTCAAGCGCTGGCGCGCCACGTGGACCGGCAGTTACCCTACGGCTGGGGTTTTGTGGTACTGGCGTTTCCATTCGGAGCAGGTGGCCGGATGAATTACATTTCAAACGCTGAGCGGGCTGACGTCGTGCGGGCGATGTACGAGTTTATCGAGGCGACCAAAGAGAAATGGGCGGAGCATGAGCCGGAGATTGGCGCGGCGGCCGAAGATGAACAGTTGGGTCGCGCCAGGCAGCGGATCGCCGAGCTGGAGGCTTTACTGGCCCAGGCCACCGAAGCGCTGCAATATGCGGCCGGGGAAATCAAGCGGCTGGAGGGGGACAAATGAGCGATATCCAGGACGAAGCCTACAGCGAGGCGATGGACGAGATAGAGCGACTGAAAGCTGAGATTGTTCGGCTAAATACGCGGATTCAATGGCTGGAAGTTGTACTTCGTGACTTGAGAAAGGCGGCGGAATGCGTATCCAGATGAGCGAAACAGCAGCACGAGAAATAGCGCAATGCTACGAAGACCTTAGAGCCAGAGACGCGGAGATAGGAGAACTTAAAACCCTGCTCACCCGAGCGGCTGATGCGCTGGAGGAGCACGTTTACGTGAAACGTAGTTCCAACCTGAATGTCGATGTTTCTGAACTAATCGACGAACTGCGAAAGGCGGCACAGTGACCCAACCATTTGACAATAGAGACTGGGATGTGCGGCAGATTGCCGACAAAGATGCCGAGATCGAGCGGCTGAAACAGCACGCATGTCAATGCGAGTCATCCGTGCATTCTACTCAGGAAGAATTATCGAAGTTGCAGGCTGACATAGTGAGGCTGAAAACATTCCTCATTCGCGCGGCGGAAGCGCTGGAGCCTGATCAAAATCCTGTTGATCCCCCTGATTACGCTTATCTAATCGCCGAATTGCGAAAGGCGGCTCAATGACGTTCAGGCGTTCTTTAACGCGGGATTACACTCTTTTTACCTGGAAGAGGGACACTGGCAATGCTGTCATCCTCAAAGAGATTTACTACGAGAATGAATGGATCGGGCGCGAAGGAACTTATGAAAAGAGCGTGTTTGATGACGCGCATCACAATAGAGCTTTTCGTCTCGAAGCAAAGGATATTCAACGGTTGACACTCCCACAGCTTTAGCAGTGGTATCACGCTAGAGTGCGCTTTAGAGGAAGGACTTGCAAAAGATGCCAGCCCTTGTTATTCCATAATGCGGATGAGCAACGGACTTCCGCCCCCACAGGAGCTTACATGGGATTCGACGCTTAGGGATCTCATTGAAAACACGTATTCTCTCAGTCCTGAATTAACCGATACGCAAAAGGCGCCGCGTTTCCTGCGGCTGTACGCCGATCGTTGGCAAGTCAATTGGCAGCTTTCCGGAGTAGAGGATCCGCAGGCGCAATCGATCATGGATATTTCCATCTCGGCGCGTCCGGTAGCGCCGGCAACCATCAAGACAAAGATATGAGCAACGGACAACAACAAGCACCAGAGCCACAGGCGGCACCTGCCCCCGGTACGGCGATCGTGGGTACGACGACGATTGACGCGCTGTTTACCACGATGTTTGCGACTCGGAGCGGTGATCTGGGTGCGGCAAGTTACGCTTGGGCAACTCCCAACTCGATCATTGGCACGTTCCCGGCAGGGACTACACCCTCGGCGCAAAACGCCACGATGATGACGTGCAAGTTTGAAGCGCGCCCCAACGCGCCAAGCGCGCTTGCGCCTTAAGACATGCCGCAGACAGTCACAGTTCGGATGCATCGTACGCTTACGTTGGCCGCAAACGATCTGTGCACGGTTAACTTGAGCAACCAGGACGGCGCTGAGATATACGTGAAAAATACGGGGCCCGGTAAAGCGTGGCTTAGCTTCGATCCGACTAAGCCGGCAACAGTCGGTGACGTGAACAACGTGGTTTTGGCGCTCAACGACTCGATTATTTTTCGCAAGATAACGCGTAATTCGGTGCTGACCGCTAACGCCGACACGGCGAGCACAATTGTGACGTTGACTCAGAACTAATTTATGGCGATCTCAACGACAATTATCCGAGGCGACTTTAACCGGCGGCTTTACGGTACGGAAAATCTCAAGATGGCATCTGCGACTGGCATAGCGGTGGGCAGCGCATTGACGATAGCGGGCGACCTGGTAACGAGCGTCACGACGATTTTGCCCAATAACTGTTTTAAATGCAAGGTGACCCAGATGCCGCGCGGAAAAAACCGGTTGATTATCAAACCGGGTGACACGGTTACGGGATAATGCCGCAGACCATCACGCCGCGGGTTCATTGCACCGTGAAACTACCGGCGAATGACTTGGCGAGGGTGAATTATGCTGGGAGTGGCGGGATTTTTATCCGCAATTACGGGCCGGGCGACGTATGGCTTTCGGCTGACCCGCAGTATCCGGCGTCGATTACACTGATGAGCGGTCAGGCCAATACCCAGGTATCGATAGCGTTTTCGAGCAAATGAAGACTGATGAGATTTCAATCGAAGCTCTGCTGCAGAGCGCTAAGCGCGAGCTTTCCTATCGGCGCCGGGTTTATCCGCGTCTGGTAGGTGCGGATAAGATGAGCCCGCAAAAGATGGCTTACGAGATCGCCTGTATGATGCGGATTGTCGAGATTCTGGACGAGATGAATGGACGATTGCTTTAGCTTATGCCAGAAGATAACAGCGAGCTTTATGAAGAAATAAATAATGACTTGCAGGATAGGCAGAAGTGGGAAGCGCGTCAGATTCTTTGGGCTAAGATGCGCGGGCAAGGCGTGGGTCGGGCGAATCGGCCGTGGCCTGGAGCCGCCAATGTGCATGTACCGATAGCCGATACGATCATCGGCAAGCTTAAGCCCTATTACGTGGTGTGGATCTTCGGGCCGGAGCTCCTGGCTGCGTTCTACAGCTTGGAGGAACAGGGCGACAGTTACACCGATTCGGTTGCGCAATGGTTCGATTACAAGGTCCGTGAGATTAGCAATTTCAGCGAGCAGGCTATCTGCGGGATCGACAGTTGTTTGCAGAACGGCATGGGGGTGATCAAGACCTACTGGGACGTGGCAGCTCAACGGCTCGCGTTTGCCAGCGTGCATCCTTATTTCATCATTGTGCCGCCCTATGCGATCTTCGATTTCCAGAAGGCTGACCGGGTTGTGCACGTGATGCAGTATTCCAAGGAAGAATATTTGCGCGATGCTGAGGCTAAAGGGTTTAACGCTGATGAGACCTACGTCGAATCGATCACGGGCGAAGGGAAGCCGGATAAGAAATACGAGCGCTACCGTTACACGGCCGAAGGGTTAAGCTATTGCCGGCTCAAAGATTTGATTGTGTTGTGGGAGGTGTACCTGCGCGAGACTGACGGGCAGATCCAGGTTAAGACGTTCAGCCCGCTCCAACCCGATGAAGCTGCCCGGGGGGATTTCAAGCTGCCTTATGAACATCACCAAGTGCCGCTTACTTTGGTCCCGTACGAGTTGACCGATGGCGGGTTTTATTCGTCGCGGGGCGTATGTGAACAGGTGCAGATGTATGAGGCGTCAGCCTGTAAGACTTGGAACGAGAAACTTGATTTCATGTCGATTGCCAACCGGCCGGTTCTATCGACGCAGGGCGGATCGATTAATGCGCAGAATATTCGGTGGGAGCCGGGAGCCGTTTATGATTCGGTTTTGCAGCTTGTGCAGCAGCCGAGTCCGCCGGTCAGTTTCGATGAGGAGATTAATTCCGATCGCAGCATGGCAGAGCAGCGGGTCGGTATTCCTGACTTCGGTGTTGCGGGACCGAACCAGCCGCAGGGCAATAAGACAGCGACTGAGACCAACGTCATCACCAACGTGATGCAGCAGAACAACGATCTGCGGGCGCGGATCCTGAAAGGGGCGATGACGCGGATATTTGAGCAGGCCTGGGGTTTGCTTAAACAGTACGATCGGGAGAGCCTGGATTATTTCTGGCGCAACCAGCGGCAAAGTCTCGACGACGCGGCATTTGACAACAAGTACGTGCTCAAGCCTAATGGCAGTGTTGATGGGTATAGCCGGGAGCGCGAGATCCAGAAGCTGATGCAACTTCGGCAACTTAGCCAGGGCTCACCCTGGATCGTCACTCCGAAGATCGATAAGAAGATTATCGAACTCATGGATGCGCAGTGGATTCCAGACCTTTACCAGGAACCGCAGGATATTCAGGCGGATCAGCAGGAACAGCAGGCGATCGAGAACAGCCTCATGACTGACGGATTTCTGCCGCAGGTTAAAGCGCCGGATGATCATCTGATTCATTTGCAGATTGAAGACGGATTCATCGACTGGAGTCAACAGAATCAGCGCCCGATTCCGCCGGCTCAGATGCAGACCTTTATGCAGCACATGCAAATGCATATCCAGGCGGCTAAACAGGATCCGCAATACTGGAAGCAGCACGCGCAACAGATTCAGCCTTTCATTGTGAAAGTGCAGCAGACGTTGAAAGGGATGCAGCAGCAGGCGCAAGCCCAGCAACAGGCTGCGGGTGCAATGGCTAATTTACGTGGTGGGCCTCCGCCTGGAATGGGCGGAGCGCCGCCTGGGGGAATGCCGCCCGGGATGCCAACCGGAGGAGCAGCGCCGCAACCAGCAGCTCCGCCAACTCCTCCGGTGCCTGGGATGCCGGCGGCTGGTCCGCCGATGCCGGCTGGAAGCCCGAACGGGAGCGGGGGGTTGCCGATGGGATGATTACCGAACGCGAAAAGAAGCTGTGGGATCTGTTGGATGATATCGATAGCGCTTCAGACATCTTCAGGCCCAATATGGACGATCCTTTCGTGGCATACGTCATGCAAAAGGCCGAGGCGCGCCATCAGCACCTTATCAGTGACGGATATAATTTGTCGGAGCCCCAACCCTAGATGAACCCGATTCTCAAATGGTATCTGCGCGTGGTGTTGAGCCGGCCGATTGTGCGTGCGGTTAACTGGACGCCGGAAGAGCGTAACGCATTTGACTTGTTTTGTCGGACTTCTTGTGGAATAAAACTTTTCGAATTTCTGCGGCAAATCGTTGCCAATACGACGTTTCAGGCTGTTTACAAAAATAATGTGAGCGCCAACGCCCAGGCACGAGGGCAGCAGGATGTCCTAGCACTGCTTCACAGACTGCGTGTTTTCCCACTGGAGGAGAGCAGTTTCACAGAGCTGGAAGATGGAGCGCAACCCGCGGCCCGAGGGAGTCCCGTCAGAGGATCCGATGATTGGCGGTGGTTAGGTGGTCGCGGAGCCATCGGATAAACCCCAAAGATATGCCAGAGGAAACGAGTCAGGTAGCAGAAGCTCCCAGCACTCAAGAACCGAGCGCAAGTGCGATTGGTGAGAGCCCAGCCGGAGAAAGCGCTCAAAGTCCGGATTCCTCTGCAGGTAACGAAAAGGCTCAACCCAACGGCCAAAAGCCCAAGGAACTAAGCCGATACGAACGGACCAAACGTCAGCGCGCTGAACTAGCCAGACGCGAGGCGGTTATTGCCCAACGGGAACGCCAGTTTGCTGAAAACCAGCGAGCGGCGGCCGAGGCGGCAAAGCCGAAACGCGATTACACAATTGATGATCTCCGTAAATACCGCCGGCAATGGGAGCAGGAAGGCAACTTCGAGCTCGTGGAGAAGGCGGACAAGGAGATCGCGGCAATGGAGGCCGAGGCTCAAGCCGAAAGGCAAAAGCGAACGGTTGAATTGCCGCCGATGGGAACCCCGGAGCATCAGGCGCAGTGGGAAAGTGCCGAGCGCGAGCTTGCGCAGGTTGACCCTGAGTTTATGCGCGATGGGACCAGGCTGGATAGGAGGTTGCGTGAGATCATGGGCAGCGAGGATGGCAACATCTATCGCCAACACCCGCGCGGGATCGTTGCCGCATATCACCGGGCAAAAATGGAGTTACTGGAAGGAGATTACAAGGTGCTCCAGACAGAGAACTCCAAACTTAAAAACGAACTACAGCGCTACACGGGCTTGACCTCAATCAGTGGTGGTGCGCCGGCCAGGATCGGAAGCGGAAACCGGGTGGAATCGGTCGAAGATTTCTCCAAGCTTTCGATTGCTGACATGCGCAAACACTTGAAGCGAGGCGCTAAGCGCGATGAAGTGCCGTGGTTCTAGCTAAACAGCTCACTCCTAAGTCTTCTTTATGCCACCTCCAGTCTATGGAGCGGTTACAACGACCGACAAAGCGTCGGAGTACCGCATTTATTTTGCTAAGCAATTACTGAGCCATCAGATTAATCAACTGCAGCTTTATGATCCGGCGTACAAAGCCTCGATCCCGCAAGGGCAAGGCTCGAAAACGATCCGGATGTTCCGGCCGCCGATTGCCAACGTTGCTAACGTCATCACGTTAACAGAAGGTCAGCCGCCTTCTAACGCGCCTTACAAGCTCATCTTTGAGTTTATTACCCGGACACTGCAGCAGTACGGCGGATACGCCCAAGTCAGCGATATCGTTGACGAGATCGAATTTCTAGACACGGGCGATGCGCTCATGACCAAGTTCGGCGAGGAAGCTGCGCTATGGTGCGACGGTCTTATTCGAGACGCCTGCATCAACGGCACGACTGAGGAACCGACCAAGTTCACGAGGCGTTACGCGGGCACGGCAACGGACTTTGCTAGCTTAGGTGCGTTGACCGCGCAACAAGGCCGGTTTTCGACGGATGACCTGATCGATGTGTGCACCGAGATGCGGCTCAACAAAGCCAAGGAATTTGATGACGGCTATTTCGTTGCAGTTTTGAGTCCGGAACAGGAACGCGACCTGGTTGAGGAACAAGGAAGTGCGTGGACCTACGCAAGCGCGTTCCAGAAACCCGAACAAATCTGGAAAGGCGAGCTTGGCCGGTTGTTCGGGATCAAGGTCTTAAGAACAACGAACTCCTGCTATCAGACTACTGAGGGCGTCAACGTGGCTGGGGGCGGCATAATCGCGGCGCTGGTGTTCGGTAAGGACGCGTTTGCGGTGCCGGACCTGGAGGGCGAGAACCCGCCCAACCCGAAGGTGAACACGATTACGGAAGCGGATTCGGCGAACCCGTTCAACCAGTTTGTAACCTACGCATGGAAAACGTTCTATAACGCCGTTTGCCTCAGCTCCTGGAATGGCGTTGTACTGCAAAGCAAGACGGCATATACGCCAACCTAAATAGAGTATTGAACTAATCGTATGGCGACAATCGCAATAGGAATTAGCCCGAAGGCTGGTGGCGGGTACACCTGTAAGGTGCCGGTCAGCGCAATTTCCGAAGGTGGGGTACCGCCGGAGGAGGGCGACACGGTGCAGTACAGTGTTGAGGGCAAAGTGCAGAGCGTTACCGGTAACACGGCCACGGTTTCGATCGACACGATCAACGGTGAGCCGATCGGGGAGGAAAGCTCCGAGAGTCCGGAGGAGGAGGGCGCTGAGCCCGAGAGCGGGGCAACTCCAGGCGGTGGTGGGGCAGGCGGCGGTGGAACGCCCGTAGCAGCCAATGGTCCTGCGAGCCCGGGCTTGGGATTAGGCCGAGCCAGGATCGGGGGCACCTTGCCAGGCGAAACTCTGAAGGGAATGGGCGCACGGCTGCGCAAGGGGGCCAGGGGGCGACCGATGCCGTTCTAGGCATGCAGATCATCGTACCCAAAAAGGGGACTGAGGCTGAGCGCCGGAAACGTGAAGCCGCCCAAGAGATCCTCCGACATTACTACGGCCGGGAGATCCGTGACGGCTCCCGGTTCCGGAGCAAGGCGGGAACCAAGGAACAGATAAGGAAACTGTACGAATGAGGTTCGCTAGTCTGGCGCCGGTGAGCGAGACGGTTCCTGAGATGGAGACGGTGTACGGCAAGTTCGATATTGGGCTTGACGGGCAACCGACGATGCTCTGGGAGGGGCGCAACCTCAAAAAGTGGCGCTCGCCGGAGATGTTTCAGCTCGCCTTTTTCCCGGATGTTTACGTGGCAAAGACGCTGGTCAACCGGCGGATCTTCGGTCCTTTGGCGCTTACGTACGAGGAGATCACGGCCCGCTGGACGACCGAAGCGCGCAAGGCTTACGGGCTAAACCAATTCGTTAAATGCTACGCGTTTGGGGACGGAGAGCGGCCGAGCCTATTTTGGTATGGGGCGGCCTGGCGGTTGAGCCAGCAAGTTGGTGGAGAGGTATTGGGCGAGGTGGTCAAAATCTTTACCCGCCACGGGTTCACTTATTGCGGAACAACTGACAAACGAAGGCTTCGTGACTTCGAGATGTGGTGAGTGAGTTAAGCGAGATTGATTCGGTTGGCGGGGTGACCATTTATTCGGTTACGGGTGAACCGAAATCCTTTGTCTACAAGGCCAGCATGGCAATTGACTGTGATGGAAGCGCCAGGGCCTACGGTCCGAATAATTCTGGGATCGACTACACGGCCAATGGTGGCACACCCGGAAGTAACTGGTGGGGTGGACCAACGGATTCGAATAAGAACCCGATCATTCAGAAAATTTATGAACCGCAGCCGGGGATGTACGTCTCGGGTACCAGCCACATCAATCCGGCCTACGGCGAGAAC